GTAATTGTAAATCCACTAGTGCTTTTTGAAGTTATAGCATAATAATCTCCACTTGTTAAGTTCTGTGCTGAAATTCCTACACCTTGAAGTGCTTTAAATGTTGGACTAAATGTTATTGCTTTAGAGCCAGTACCACTTGCAATATCATTGTCAGCTATAACTCTATCTGGCATATCAACTGTTACAGATAAAGCACTTACACTTGGGGTAGCTTCGCTATCTGTGGTTGTTAACAATGCTCTAAACTTAAATCCTCTAGCTTTATAATCTCCAACAAAAAACTTTCTAAATGCTGTATATGTTGGACTTGCACTAGCAGGGTCATCTTCTGTAGTTGCTATTTGTAATTCACAATTAGTATCACCAAATTCATTAGCATCACCATCAAATAAACCTTCTCTAGCATCAAATAAGCCAGTGGCATCATCAAATTGAACACCATAATCAACTCTACTCATTGTTACATTTGCTGTAACTCTACTGGTAAAAACACCACCTACGTCAATATATGTATCAAAATCATAAGTTCCAGAAGATGCTACAGTACCACCACCACCATCAAACAAACCACCAGTAGTATCAAAATTTCCTGCACCACTATCAAATAGAATACTTGTTCCTAGTCTTAATTCATTACCAACAACAACTGTAGATGTTTTTGTTCCAGAAAATGTTGGGTGTTGTGTAGATGTGGAAACTAAATTTAAATCTTTTATTTCTTGTATAATGGCAACTGAAGATGTTGAATCTAGTGATTCATTACCTAACTTATCAACTGCCTTAATAAAATATGTGCCAGTCATTGCAGGAACTACAGCAGTATTTGCAGGTCTTGATACCTTACTAATTAAATCAACTGAATTAGCATATGTTGCACTAGCTGAAGTATCTCTTGAATGTCTTATTCTATAATGAGATAAATCTAAATCACCTACTGGTGTCCAAGATAAATGTGCTTCGGTATTCACGATATTTATAGAAAAGTTTGTAACTGTTTCTGGTGGTGCTGTTTTACCTACAATCTGGTGTGTTGTGGATATAAATACAGACCGACTAACTGATGTTACTGTTCTTGCTCTTACATTATAAATCGCATCATCTTCAACATTAATTAATTCAAATCTACGACCACTTGCTTTACCCATATTAACAAAATTAGTATCAGTGGTTTTTTTGGCTTGTACTTCAAAGTCTGTGGCAAATAAATCTGATGTAGCAACATCAACTGTTAAAACACTTATAGCTTCTTCATTTAGAACCCTTAATTCATCTGCAACATCTATACTTGGTGCTTGAACTATAAATGGATTAGGTAATGTTGTATCTGGTATTTCTGGAACTTCTATTTGTAACCCAAAAGTGTAAAAGCTATCTTGATGTTCTGAACATTGTAAATTTACTGTATGGTCTGCATTTATCGTTAAATTTTGAACCCTAAAAGGTTTTGCAGAAAAACTTGGTGTTGCATGGGTGATATTAACCAAATCTCCTACTGCCAAATCTAATGCTGTGGCATCTGCTTTTAATGAAACATCTAAGCTAGTTCTTGACCTTCTAAGTATTATTTCAGCCATTTCTTGGGCTTGGTATGGGCTTGTAAACATAGAATAATCAAACCTACCCTCTAACAGTAAACCACCATCTGCTGTTTTCATTGTTTCATGTTGGTCAGCAACAGCTAAACCAGTTTCGTCTACTGGTGGAAATTGTGCTGTATCTGATTGGTAGTTTTTATCTGGGTTAATAAAATTAACTATAACCCTATTAAACCTTGAGTTCTTATTTTTACTTGTTACAGATATACCACCAATAATATTATCTTCTGTAAGGCTAATAGAAGCTGTTCCAGTAGTCTCAACTAAAATATTATACTTTCCTGCTGTAAAATTTAAATAACCTCTACAACCTCTTATAAATGCCTTTACGTTATCAATAGCTTTTTTTGATGTATCTACTACTGCATGACTATTCATTAAATCTATTGCACTAGCACCACTAAAAGGGGTTATCTGGGTATCACAAACATCTCCTGCTGTTTGCCAATCTGAAAAATTACTATCAAAGTAACTATCAACAATACCCATTCCAAATCTATCGTTTCTTAAATAATCTAATAATTGATAAACTGGATTATCTGAATATGCCCATGTTGAACTATCGTCTTTTCTGTGGCTACCAGAACCACCAGAAACTGTGCTATCTAAATTTGGATTATATATTTTACGACCTTTTATTATTGCTTGAACTGTAGGTAAGCTTCCAAACTTGTCTGCATTCCATTCAAACTTGAGTGCTAAATATGCTAAACCTCTTAATCTATGATTTGATGTCCATGATTGTAATTCATCTAATAAAGATGATGCAGTTTGTTCATCTGAGCCTAAATGTGCTTGTACTGTAATTAAACTATTTGAATTTTCTGAATCATAAAAATTAACATCTGAACTTGCTACCGTTCTTTGTGTGCCATTTGTTAAAGCACCAGATAAAGTAACTTGTTGGTCATTTACAATTAAACTTGTTACACTATCTATTTCGCCTTCACTCAAAACTAGAGCCATATATAAATATTGATTATCAGCACCAGAAGTTTCTAAAAATACTATGTTGCCACCAACTTTTCTTGTTCCATAAATTACTGGTATAGCCCCATTAGCACTTTTTTTATTAACTAATATACCTCTAGCATCTAAGTCAGCTTGTATTTGCCCAAAGTCTGGAATGTCTGGCTGTGGTATTATAAAAGAAACAACATCATCAATAAGGTCAACAGCACCATCAACTAGGTCTGCTCCTGCTTCAAAAATATCTTCTACTATACTACCCACTTAATTATATCTCCAATTAGAACCTAAACTTTTAAAACCTAACTTTTTAAAAACTGGGTCTATTTCTATTCCAGATGTTACAGCAAGATAAATTGGTAATTCTTTAGCATTCTTTTTTATTGTATCAAATAATACAGTCAACAACCTAAAATTTCTAAAACTTTTTTTAATATAAATAGTATGAAGATTTATACATTCACTAAGACTAAACCAATAACTGCTTTTAAACCAAATAGCACAACCAATAAGTTGGTTAATATCTAAGTCTTTTAATAAAACAATATGTCCTTTTTTCAAAAAAGTAAGAAGTGATTTTTTTAGTTTAGGTTCATCAACAGTTGGTAAATGAGAACCTTCTTCTTCTTTGAATGTAAGTAATAAATCAATTATCTCTGGAATATCTTTTATTTCAGCATTGTATAAATTTAAACTAGACATTACCTACCCGACTGAATATCTCTTACAGTAAGAGCAGAAAACTCCATACCTTTATCACCAGAAAAAAATCTTTGTTGTGAATTATCTGTGGTTGTTCTTCCAGATGTTTTGCTAAAATTACCCCAATGTGATGTAATAGTCAGAACTATTTTTGCTGATGTTGTATTATCAGTAATTTTATAATCGTTGATTGTTCCATAAAATAATAAAAATGGGTCAGCTATCAAAGAAAAATTACTATCTAAAAAACCTCTATAAATATGTACATCATCATTTATAATATTTTCATTCAAAGCTACAGCTATATATGTTTGGTCTACACCAGACAAACTAATAATAAGTGAGTTTTTTGTAGGTTTATTTGTTTCGTTAACAGCACTAATATTTCTTAAATGCCCATTAGATAAATATGTTCTCGAACTACCAGAAACACTTGATGTTATATCAAAACTGGCATTAGTTAAATAAACTGGTGTAGCAAATCCAAATTCTATTAATAACACTGGGTCTATATTACCAGTTGCTAGTTCTGTTTTTACTGCACTTGATAAACCCCTTGCCATTTATAAACTCTCTATTACATCAAACTCATAATTAAATAATAAATTACCATCTTTATCACTTTGCCCACTATTAAACTCTTGGGTATCACTTGTTAAATGCACATTAAAAGGAACTGAATCATATGTTACTGAACTATCATCTGCTAAAGCTTCCCTTAATGGTGGCTCTATTGTTACTGTAGCTGAATTACTAGATGATGTTACATCTTCAACAACCATATAAACCTTATCATGAGAAAACTTTATTAAATCCCCTGCTTTTAATCTTCCTGCACCATCAGCACCAAAACCATCAATGGCTATTGTAGTATCTGCAACTGCATGAACTCCATTTACTAACAAAGTTCCAGTTTCATTGCCTTGTGCATTCATATAGCTTGGGAAAGTAACAGTAAAAGCTTCTTTTCTTGACCTTTGCTTCATTACAAATGCCATAATTGGTGCAAATTCTGCCCTAGTCATAGGTGGATATTGTACTGTAAAACTAAATCTTTGACCTTGTACTTGCCTTCTAAAAGACTTGCCACTATCTGTTTCACTATACAAAGTCTTTTGATTACTTTTAAAGTTAATCGCATTGAATTTAGTATTTGGTAATGCCCCACTCATACTATTGCCATTTTACCCTTTTCATTCATAGCACTGTTAATAATATTTACTAATGTACCACGACTATTAACTAATAACTCATTAAATCCTCTAGCATCAACAGTATTAATATTAAAATTAACTGTTACTTGCTTACCCATGTTACCAAGTTTATCGTTTGGCACTATTGTTCCTGCTTGGTCTGGTATAAATAATTCTGCACCTTTTTCGCCAACAATACTTGGTTGTCCTACTGGTGGTCTACCACCTTTTTCAAAACCCTTCATTTTGCTAATTAAAGAACCACCAAATGCTAATGCACCTGCCACAGCAACAATATTAAATGGAAATGGTATTTCTCCAAATGTTTTCATAGCACCTTGATAAAGACTAATCATAGCGTCTTTTATAGCTTTTGCTTTAAACATAGCTGAAGATTTAGCAAATGCCATTTGAATAGCTTTACCAACCAACATTTCTACAAAAGAACTTATTACAAACTTTGCCAAATTTCCAAAATTTAATTTTCCAGTCATAATAAAATCAGTTAATGTAGATTTCAATTTACCAAAACTTGCTTTTCCTATTTCTTCTACTTGTTTAAAGGCATCTTTTTGGGTGTTCATTGCATCAGTAAAACCTTGTGAAAATGATTCATAAGCTTGTTGTAGCATACCAACTTCTTCTATTTGTTTAGGTATATCTTGTGCTTGAGTATTAAGTGAATCACCTTCCCTAGCCATTTTGTTGGCTTCCATGATTTTATTAATTACTTCTAATTGTTTTACTAAGGCTTCTGTTAAACCACCTGCTTTCATTGTATCAGCATCTAAAGTAATACCTAAACCCTTGAAAACTATATCACCATTTTCGCCAATGTTCTCCATTTCATCTACAATTTGAGCAAATGGTTTCCTAAGATTTTCGGCTGATTCTCTCATAGATTTTATTTGCTCGTCTACAGCTTTGATTTGTTCTTCACTTCTAAACAACGTAAAACTATTTAGCTTTTCTTGTATATCAGCAACACCATCTAATAGATTGCCAATAAACCCTCTAATTTGGTCAAATACACCTGCTATAACACCAACTAATAATTTACCTTTAGTTCCTAACATTAAGAACCCTAATACCCCAATCGTGTCTATAGGTGGTGGAAATGCACGAACCATATTGACTAAATTAGCTATCGAGCCACCAATAAAATCAAATACTGGTTTAAATTTATCTATAACTTGGGTAGCAAATAATAATGTCTTTACTGTTGTCCTTACAATTGCTTGCCCTATATCTTCAGCTAGTTTTTCTATACTCCCAAAGTTCTTTTCTAATTCTTTTTCCAGAACCATTGCTGAAGCTTTTAAAAAATCAAATGGTGCTGAATCCATAACAGCCATTTTGAATAAATTAAATTTATCACCTATCATTGATAAAGTACCATCAAAAGTTTTAGCCATTACATCACTTGCACCAACAACTGATAATGTACCTTCATCAAATGCTTTCATAATATGTTTTCTGGATTCTTCTGCACTAATCGCAACACCTGCTTCAAACCCTAATAAGGCTCTTACACCTCTTTCCCTAAAAAGGTCTGCTGAATTTATGCCACCTGCAAAAGTTCTTTGTATTTGTTCTGCTGTTGTCTGAAAATCTAATCCAGATGCACTAGCGATATCGCCAGTAATTTTTAGTAATTTATTAAGTTCTTCGGCATCTTTGGAAACAACTGCAAGATTTGCTGAACCTCTTTGAATTTCTTCTAAACTAAATGGAACTTGACTAGCGAACTTAATAAGACCTTTGAATGCCTTTTCGCCTTCTTTAGCTTCATCAAATAAAAACTTAAACCTAACTCTAAGTCTTTCTACTTCTCGCCCAGTATCAATAAAGCTTTTAGCAACTAACCCTGCACCTAAACCAACTAATGCATTTCTAAGATTGAAGACTGAACTTTTAAGCTTATCAACACCCATTGTGGCTGATTTCATAGCCATTCTAGTCTTGTCTTTGGCTATAATATCTATATTTACTTGTTTAGTTGCCACGTTTTGCCCTTGCTATTCGTTCTTGTCTTTCTCTTTCTTCATTCTGAATTTGATAGTATGCTATCCACATATTAAACTCATCAACTGTCATTTGCAAGATTTCGGCAACTGTCTTATGAAGTTTTTCAGCTAAACTAAAAATATTTAATAATTCAGCATCATTTCTTAGTTTTTTTTATTATCTTCAATATCTACGTTGCCAGTACCCATGATTTTAGTAGCAACATCAGCAATTATATTTGTGTCAGCTTTAGTTTTAAACTTTAAAATATGGGTAGCATTAAACATCTTATTCCCATCTTTTGTTAAAGCTTTTTCTATAATTACATCAATCAAAACTATTAAATCAGTGTTTGTCGCACCTTTAAATATCTTTTGTTTTTCAAGCATATTAAATGGTTTACAATAAATTGCTTTATCGCCAACTAATCCCCATTCGGGTACTTCAATAACTTGTGTGTCAAGTGTACTGAAATGGTCTTTTATACCATCAAAATAATCAATATTCTCAGACATTAGACAGTACCGATAGTAATACCACCAGTTCCTTGTAATG